ATTTCTCTTGATTGATGACATTTCCAGACCCCTTATAGAGAATCTTTTGATAAACTCTATTTGGGATTTTCCTTCGGCACCAATGACTGATTTCTGGAGGTTTATATTAACATCTAAAACCTCTGTCATCAGATACTGGTAGTAACCGGCCACCTTCTTATCATAAATCACAACATCGTCTCCAAGTAACCTATAATCCTTAAAGAAGGCAAGGGGTTTCCCCTCTTGCTCTCTGAGAGTATTGTAGGCGTACTGGATGATATCGTGATGCCATAAAGCAAAAGCTGGGAAGGATGATAGTAAGCCTAAAGGCTGACCTACCGTCCATCTCACCTTCTCCTTTGTGGCTTTAATATAGAAGGTCCGATCCCTCATTACTGAAAGCCAAGCATCACCTAATTTATGACCTCCCAGTAGATCAAGTCGATGTCTCTGCATAATTGCAGGGATACGATCTGATGCTGCTGTTAGATCAAAACAATAAGTTTCTTTCCCTACAGATTCCTTAATAAGGTCTTGGAAACCCTTATTCTGGTTATCTGTAGCGTCAGTACTTATTGATCTTAGGGTGTTATACAATGAAGATTGTATAACCTTTAAAGATGTTTGACTCCAGTAGTCCCCGATAGCAAAGATTCTTGTCTTACCTCCAGGTTCAGCTGTAAAGCCGAGCCTGCCGGTTAGATAATCTTCTTTACTATTAAATGATGAGGCTTGTAACTCCATCCACTTGGTAATCCAACTTTGTTTTAAAACAATGTTGAGTTCCTTAATGGAAGAGTACAGAGTTTCATCCTTCATAACGGCTTTTGCATCAAGGTGTGAACAAGCCACAGCAGGTCCATTTGGCCCTGCTGATAGGGTTGTGAACACTCTTGGTTCAAATTCGTCGTTACGGTGATGTAAAGAACCTAGGTACCAAGGGTACTTATGAGTGAACTTTACCAAAAATTGCTTAAACGATTCGTGAGTCTCTTGGAACTTAACTCCCCTCAAGGGAGGTTCCTTGATACTCCTTGTCGAATAATCAATTGGAAG